ATGCCTCTAACCGATGTGAAGATCCGCCAGGCCAAGCCCGGCGATGCCTCCGTGAAACTCACAGATGGGGGCGGCCTCTACCTGGAGGTGCGGCCGAACGGCTCCAAGCTGTGGCGGTACCGCTACCGGTTGGCAGGAAAGGAGAACCTCTTCGCGATTGGTTCCTACCCCGACATCTCTCTGGCGGATGCCCGCGCCGAGCGGGATGCGGCGCGCGAGCACGTGCGAGCCGGCCGGCATCCATCCCATGTGCGGCAGACGGAGAAGGCCAAGCAACTCGCGGAGAACCGGAACACCTTCAAGGCCGTCGCCGAGGAGTGGATCGAGGACCGGCTTGGTCAGCGAACGCAGACCTATCGTGATCAGTGCCGGCGAGCATTCATGAACGACGTGTATCCGGCAATCGGCCGCCTGCCCATGCGCGAGGTTACGGCGGCTCAGGTGCTGGCCATCCTGCAGCGAATGGATGAGCGCGGCGCAACCACGCTTGCCCTGCAAGTGCGGCAGTGGGTCTCGGCAGTGTTTCGCTATGGGGTGGCTACGCTTCGGGCCGATGCTGATCCGGCGGCGGCTCTCAAGGGCGCCATCCAGCGGGGACCCATCAACCACAGTCGGCCTATGTCCCGCGAGCAACTGGGGGCCTATCTCGCTGCGGTCGACCGTTACAAGGGGCACCGAGGGACGGTGATCGCGCTACGGCTCTTGCCTATGCTCTTCACGCGGACCGTCGAGCTGCGGGCGGCGTTCTGGTCTGAGTTCGACCTCGAGGAGGCGCTGTGGTTGGTGCCGGCCAGCAGGATGAAAAAACGCCGGCCGCATCTGGTACCGTTGCCGGTGCAGGCTGTCGAGCTGCTGAAGGATCTGCGCAAGCTCACGGGGGGCGAGCTTCTGTTCCCTGGCCTCAGAGATCCGTCCCGGCCGCTCAGCGCGACCACGCTCAACAGGGCGATGGAGTACATGGGGTTGAAGGGGTGGCATTGCCACGACTTCCGGGCCACGGCCGGCACCCATCTGGAGGAGATGCGTCGCTTCCGGACCAAGGTGATCGACGTGCAACTCGCGCACGTGGAACAGAATAAAACCCGTGCCGCCTATAACCATGCGGTGTATCTGGACGAGCGGCGCGAGTTGATGCAGGTATGGGCGGACTGGGTGGAGGGGTGTCGCAGCCTCGCATGAGGCTGCGGTGGTCAGGCCGCCTCGTCTTCTGCCCCGCCGATCTGCGGGCGGCGGCTTGCCTTCTGTTTTCCGATCCATGCCTGTACCTCCAGTTGTGACCAGCGAGAAGCGCAGCCGAGCTTGATCGGCTCGGGGAAGGTACCGGCGGCGATCATCTCGTAGATGGCGGTCTTGCCGAGGCCGGCTTGCCGGCAGACTTCGGGAAGCTTGATCAAGGCATCGATGGTCCGCTCCGGCTCGATCAGCTCGGGCGTGTTGGTATCGTTCATGCCATCACCTCCGCACGCACAGCCCCGAGGGCACGCAGATGAGCGAGGTTGGCGACCTTGGCGCTGGACGGCAGGGACAAGCAGCCGATGACCACGCCGGTGCGATCGATCAGTCGAAGGTTCGTATTGCGCTTCATTGCCCCGCAGCCTCCCTCATAGCCGCCTGCTCCAGGCTCATATCCACCGCTATGGCGATGGCACGGGCGTGCTTGTTTTTCTCTTCGCCCGCTTTTCTCATTGCGGCCATATCACCGATGGCGAGGGCCGTGTCGCCTCGGCGTTGAGCGCTCCGAAAGCCCTCTATGTGCTTGTGGATCGCCTCGACCAATACCGGGCTGGAAATCGTGATGCTCATGCTCTTGCTCCCTGCTCAGGCCGCATTGGAGCGGTAGTTGGCGATCAGATCCCGCACGCAGGCCATCAGCAGTTCGAAGGCACGTTGTCGGTCGCTGGGCAGCCGCAGCGGCAGGGTCAGCGAGGTTTCGTTCAATTCGAAGCGGAAGAAGGGACGGTCACCCTGGGCTTGCGTCAGGATCAGGCACAGATCGAGGTCGTCGACTGGCAGGTAGTGCTCGCCCTGGCCGAGGCGAATGGCTTCGCGCAGCATCAGTTCCAGGTCACCAGCCAGCAGATATTCGCCGACCTCGGGCACGCTACTGGGTGAGACGCCATTGGCCACTTCCTCCAGGAAGCGGACTACCCGCTCGCCGGTATCGGCGCGGCGAGCCAGCGTTATGGAGTTGACGCTATCGCCCAGTTCGACGCGCACATGAGTAGCTGCCTCGCACTGCTCGATGACGACGAAGGCCATGCAGTGGATCACGCCGTGCGCGTTGCTCAAGCCGTGGATGAAGGTGCCGTTCTGGGTGACCTGCTCGGCCAGTTGCAGCCGAGCGGCGGGGGGAAGGGTAAGGATATTCATGGTGAGCCTCCGAAGCACAAATGTGATTGCTTCGAAAGTATCACGCAATGTGTTTATAGGTGCAAACACAATTTGTGGTTTTATCGTTCAATCCACTCCACGTCACCATCGGAGTGGTTCATCCCCGCGTACGTGGGGAACGCAGACTCCATGGTCAGTCTGGATGCTGGTTGGTCCAGGTCAGTTGAACGACGCCCTTACCCATCCAGATCATCCGCACGCTTTCTTCTTCGCCCAAGCGCTCGAGCAGCAGATCCCAATCGTCTTCCCGCTCGCGGGGTTCGCGCACGATGACGGTCTGTCGCTTCGACTGCGCGTTCGGGCTCATGACCTGTCGATGGATGCGACGGGTGAGCAGTTCGTAGGAGGTTGGGGTGGCTTGGGCGGTACGTACCATCGGGTGTCCTTTGCTGTATGGAAATACAGCAAAAGAATGACATTAAATTGACATCATGGAAAGCGCTGGCCAGCCAGCGAGTCTTTACTGCTCCTGTGCGGACGGACTCGGGGGGATGAGTAGTCGCAGGGGAGAACAAGGCCCCGCTGTAGCGGGGCCTTTTAGTGAATGGCGCCTGGGCGCCAGTCGAAGATCTGGGCAAAAAGAGTTTGCAGCGGCCCAATTTTGGCAAGTTGTTCTCGCTTGTAGCCCATGGCACGCATTTGGTCATTGTGGCAGAGGGCGTCTAGGACACGCAGAATAGGAGGCTCTTCGGCCTCGATGTTGAGGCGTGCCTCGGTAACTTCGTTCAGGCGCTCCACACTGGCTTTGCCGATCATCCGTTTTTCCAGCTCGATAAAGCGGCGAGCGAGGTCAGAATGCTCCCGGGCTTTCTTGGAGCAACCGATCACAAGGTTGATCGAAGCTGTAGCGGTGACCATGGCTGAGGCGATCAAGGCGAATTTTTTGGCATCGGGGCCAAGCACGCCGTAGATTGCGGTGGAGCCAAATATCACCGATAGCATGTTAGAGAACTGGTCCAACCGCTCGAAGAAAGCGCGGCGGCGCTGATGGTAGCGGATTGAGCGGCGCACCCCGAAGAGCATGTTGTGCCAGTTGTCCTCTAGCTCTGAGTTGTCAACGGTCGTCGCTGCTACCCCCATTTCTATCTCTCCTTGCAGGCGGCGATAGGGTATCTGTTACATCATCCCAGACTGGGCGCTTGCGCTCATCACTGTAGCTCTCATTCGAGTCGCGCAGGGGGCGGCCACGGTCTTGATTTTTTTCCACATTATCACGGGATTGGTCATTGCCTCGGTCTTTCCGCATAGAGGATTCCAGTTGATGTCGGTTAGTCGGTTGTATTGCTAGGCGGCTCAACTAAACAGCACACGCTGCCACTGCTCTTCGCCAACGATGGCGATTGGGGTACCGGCTTCGCGCAGCTCGACGGCGCGGATGATCTTGGTGCCGTAGCTGCTGTGTCGCCACTGCTCATTGCCGACGCTGCCGACGACCAGGTAGTCGATTTTCTTGCTGACGCCGGAGCCGATGGCGCCGCCTCGCTCGCGTACCAGGCGCTCGCATTCCTTGCGTGGGCCGAAGGCCATCACGCCGGTGAAGACGAAGATGCGCTCGTTCCAGGCGATCTCGGGCTCGGGGTCGTTCAGCGGTAGTCCGTTTGCGAGAGCCTTGGCCGGCGCGGACACCTTGAGGCCGGTGAAGCTGCGCAGGATGTCGAGCAGTTCGGCTGATTCCTCGGAATCCAGCGCGCCGTCCTGGAGCATCAGACTGATGCGCTGGTACAGCAGGTTGATGACTGGATCTTCAAGATGGGCAAGTTGGGACTCCATCCACTGCTGGAGGAAACGTGCTTCCTCCACCTTCACGATACCGTCCGAGATGATGCCGGCGGCGATGCCGGTGAGGACGTCGGCGCTGCGCCGATCCATGCGCTCGGTGTTGTAGAAACGACTGTTTTCGAACTCGCGATGAAGGTCGGACATACTCACGATCCTTGTGGAAGAGATGGATTACATGCCGGTGATCTTGGCGTCGATCGCGCGGCCGATGATTTCCCAAGAGCCGTCCATGGCGACGGTCTGGTAGGTCGGGTTCAGCGGTACCAGATAGCCGATGCCGGCGTCATGGATGTATTGCTTGAAGGTGTATTCGCCATCTTTATGGCGGGCGATGTAGAACTTGCCGCTGATCAGTTCGAAGCCCTCGGGGCGGATCAGGATGGGGGTGCCTTCCGGGAAGCTGGGCGGGGTGTTCGAGGTCATCGACTGGCCACGTACCTTGAGCCAATAGCCGCGGGGGCCGGCGTTCTCGGTTGAGGACAGCCATTCGTCGGCGATGCCGGTGGGGTAGGCGACCGAGGATTCGGTGCGCTCGCCAGCGGCGATCCAACTGAGTACCGGGTATTCCCTGGCCTCCCGGTGCGGTTGCAGCATGGGGGCGACGTTGCTGGGTTCGACAGACTCGCCATACGTCAGTTGAGCCACTGAGACCCTGAGCGCTGAGGCGATTCGTTCTAGGTCCGCCAGCGTGGGCTCTCGCAGATTTTTCTCGTAGTTGCCTATCCGTGATTGCGATTTCCAGTCGCACGCCGTGGCCAGCTCAGCCTGAGAGAGGCCGGCCAATTTTCGGAAATGGGCAATACGAGCACCGAGAGTATTCATTTCCAAATTCTAAACACGGATTGTTGTTTTGTGTTTTCACTTATTGTGATTGAATGAACCACGATATGTGTTTAATGTATGCGCGTTATTCCCTGGAGTGCGTACATGAACAGAATCCGCGAGATCCGCAAGGCGGCAGGAATCAGTCAGTCCATGCTGTACCGCCAACTCGGCTGGAGCCAGGCTCGTTTGAGCAACTACGAGCGCGGAATCCGCAACGTGGGGTTGGCAGATGCTCGCTCGGTTGTATCTGCACTGAGTGCGATGGGGGTCGTGTGCTCATTGGATGATGTGTTTCCGCCGACCACCTCTCAAAAAACGACATCCTCCCCACGTGCATCGAGCACACAAGCGGACGGCGTGGACTCTAGAGATGGTCGTCCGGCATGAAAATGTCAAAATCAGGACAACCATCTATCTCTCGCGATCAGGTACTGGTGGCTCATGCCGTTGCGATGATCGCGCGCACCGGTCTCAGCCAGGACGCTTTCGCCCAGGTGCTGAGCAGCCGCCTGCACCAGATGATCCCCGAGAAAGCCTCCGCCAAGGATGTGCCGAATTTCGAGGCACTGGCCCGTGGCAACGATACGTCCGCTTTCCTGAAGGCTTCCGGCGCCTGGTTGCGCCGGGTGGGGCGCTGGTTGAGCGGCGAGGTGGAGTTGCCCTCCTGGATCGAGGAGGCCTGGGTCCAGGCGCTGGAGGGCGAGTATCGGGAGTGCTGTCTCAACGAACTGGCCAGCCGTCACGGGCTGACCGGAGCCCGTGCGTTGGGGGGCGATGCTTGCCCAGTTGGGGTGTTCGGCCAACTGGTGGCGCGGCTCGGGCAGACGGTTGAGTTGGGCAGCGAGATCCTGGCCGATGGCCAGATCGGTGCCGAGGATGTGCCGTTGCTGCCGGCGTTCATCGATCGGCTGAAGTCGGTGGAGGCGCGTTGTGGCGAGCTGCGGGCGAAGGCGAAGGAGGCGCTGGGCAGGGCGGGGCAGGGACGAAGTCTCATGCCGGTCGGGACAGTGGTCTGCGGAGAGCGTAAAGCCTCCCGATGAGACGGAAGCCTCCAGCCAGTTCGCCCGAGGCCGGCGCCTATGCCGGTCTGTCGGCGCATGGGCCCGTGCTTGCGGGGCATGCGGCCGGGCGGCGTCCGCGCGCGCTTTCGGAAAAGCAGCGGCGTGGTCTGCTGGGCAGCGCCGCGGCGCGGGTGGCTGAGGAGGCGCGCGAGCGCAAGCGCCGCTGGTTGCGTCGGCTGGATACGATCCATATCTCGGGCTGCCGCACCAAGCGGCAGCGCTGGGAGGCCCTGGCTGCACTGGTCGAGCCGATGCTTGCTCGCCTTGATCTTGCCACTCTGGCACTCGGGTGGCTGGACGAGAATGGGGCGTTCCGTCTGAATCGTCAGCGTGGGCTGGCGGAGGATACGGGGCTGTCCGAGTGCCGTGTGTCGCGGACGTTCTCCGCTCTGGAGGACGCAGGTTATCTCCTTCGGCGCGTGCGTCGCATCTTCAAGGATGGGCAGCGGTGGATCTCGCGAGTGACGATCCACCTGCGGCCGCGCTTCTTCATCGATCTTGGCCTGGGCCATCAGCTTGCCGAGGCGCGCACCAGGAAGAAGGCACAGCGCGAGAGCCATCTGCGCGATGTGACTGCGCGACGGCAGCAGGCCGCCGTCCAGGGACTGGGTGATGCGGCGATGCGCCGGCAGTCGCACCGCAAGGCCCAGGCCGTTCGCAAGGCGAGGGTGGTGAAGCTCGAGGAGGCCCGCGAGCTGGAGCGCAGCCGCGCGATGGCCGAGGCCGCCCATCAGTTGGCTGTGGATAACCCTGATTTGTCACCCGCGCAGATCCGCGCGTTGCTCGAACGGCGATTCCCGCCGACCTGATTCGCCCGCCATCATTCGCCGCTTCGCGGCTATCACCCGTTGTCCACGTCGTATTTCCGGGCTTTTTCGGGGCTTCGGCGCCCGTGTGCAGGCCGTTTTCCCGCCGTCTCGCGCCGCTTGGTCAGGAGTGCTGGCCGTTGGCTGTCATGGCCCTTGGCCGTTGTGCAATTTTTTATGTGTAGTGGTACCACCCAGAGGGTAAAAGCAGAGCCTTTTGCCCCCGCGCAGCTCTTACCCACGGTGTCAGCCAGTACCCCAGCAGATGATGGCCCCTCACTTCGCGCCTCTCGGCGCGGAGGGTACCCGGTCGAGGTCGTCTGCCAGCACGCCGTTGTCCTGAACCCGGCCCCTTCCAGTCGCTGTACGCCGAGAAACACCGTGCCCACGCAACACCGTGCAACGGCGTTTCGCTCCTTCACGGGCCAGCCTTCGGCATCGGCGCTGACGCGCCGGGGCGAACTCAGTATGAAGCGCGGGATTTGCCGCGGTGCAAGGCGCGAGGGGGCGCGAGTGGAGGCGTGAAATTCCAACCGGCGAGGGTGGCGGCTCTAGACCAGGCATGGCGTGGGCTTGGGCGGGTATGCCCGCCCGATGTTGTCGCGGTGCGTTTCCAGTGAAAGCCCGCCTGCACACTCGGGAAAATGTGGGTTAGAGCATGTTTTCGAGGCCGTTGGCGGTAGATCAATGCAGGATTCATCCGTGTGCGCAGGGCCGGGTGTTTCACCGGGGGCGGACTGAACTGTCACGACCCTGCATTTTCTTTCACGCTGTGAAATTCCCCTCTGCCGGCACTGGCCCGCGCCGCCGCTGGGCGGGCGCCGGGTTTTCATCGGCTGCCCCGTTTCCAAAAAAAATCACGCAAGGCCCGTCGGCGGGAGGGGGATAAGTGCGTTTTGGCCGGGGATTTTCCGGCCGCGCGGATTTTTCCGGCCGCCTGCCGTGCTGAGTTCCGTTTTGGTGGAGGTGGAGGGTATCGCCGGGGAGGCGTTCGACACGGCTTCGAGTCTCTGAGCCCTTGACCCGCCAATGTCCCGGCGCTACCTTTCGCCTGCCGCTGTAAGTCCAGCGGCCTGGGCTTGGCGGCCTGGAATTCAAAGGCGGACACAACCGCCGTTAGAGCGGTTTTTTTGTGCCCGCAGCATGGCTACACCCGTTATGGGCGGGCCGTGTGTGGGGGTCTCACGACCCGCCGGTGCCCTTTGAGCCGGTCCGCCAACCCGCACGGTTCCGCTCACCCATCTTGGCGGATGGGGAGCGGCAGACAGCCATATCAAAGGATTCCTGCCATGCAAGCACTAGCCTTCCACAACACCCAGTTCGATATCGTTGATCGCAACGGCCAGCCGTGGCTAAGGCTGCCTCAAGTTGGGGTAGCCCTTGGATATGCAAACCCCTACAAGGTCCAGCAGGTCTATGAGCGCAACGCTGACGAGTTCACCACTGACATGACCTCCGTGGTCGAACTGGATACCGCAGGCGGTCGGCAGCAGGTACGTATTTTCTCCCTCCGCGGCGCCCACCTGCTGGCGATGTTCGCCCGCACCGAGGTCGCCAAGGAGTTCCGCCGCTGGGTGCTCGATGTGCTGGAGGGGCGAGTCGAGATTCGTGGCCCGCGAAAAATCGCCCCCGATCTGGACCTCGACTACCCGGTCTCGCGCTGGCTGGACGGCAATCCGCTGTATGCCCGCTACCACCTTGATCCGGGCGGCGTGTTCATCACCGCCGACATGTTCTTCGACCAGCGCTCGCCCACCCTCACTGTGCTGGCCGAGCTGAAGCGCGCCGGCTACGACGTCGAGGCCTGCTACCTGGAGGTGCAGGGCATGCGGCATCACCTGGAAGTGTCGCGCGACTTCATGCGCGCGCTGCACCAGCGTAGCGGGGAAGCTCTGAATCAGGGGATGCGGATCAAGCGCTGGTAGGTGGGGTTTGTGTTGACAAAATCATGATTTAGAACAAAAATCATGTTTACAAATTCCATGAATGGAACATTTAGGCGGTAAGCATGCTGAAACCATCGGAAATCTCTATGAGCCTGTCTTCAGACCGCTTGAGCATTATTGCTCGGCGGATTCTGGATGTGCTTGATGACGCATTGCGCACGGCTAGTACCGACCTAGATTGTTCCTACAGTCGGGGAACATTAGCTTGGGCAAGAATTAAAAACGCTCTCCTTCAGATGTCTCAAGCAGGTGAATATCCATGGTTGACGGTCAAGCATTCAGGTAATGATCTGGTGCTTGGAATTGGAAGCGAGTCTGTACGCTTTTTTCTCGATGATCATGAACAACCTAAAAAATTACGTGTCCTTAATCCGACAAACGCTGAAGCCAAGCAGCTCCAGCTCTTCAAAGATGATGCTCATTCTGAGTTTCTATGGCGGTTTATTATTGAACGAGCTGCTACTGATGATGATGAGCATCAAGTTTACTTTGTTGGATATGAAGCCCACGCAGAGCGAGAAGGGGCTCTATTAGCAGAGTGGCGTTATAATAATGAGGATGTAAGGACTCTGGTTGCTACGGATGAATATATTCCTGCTGCCGCAGAACTAGAACCGATTGAGCTGTCTCCAAGAGACGAAGAGATGGCGGAAGGTGAGGATGATGAAGCCGTCGGAGATACAGATCGGGATATTTAAGGGAAGTCAGCTACGACTGGCCCGGCACTATTGGGGGAAAACCCTCGGTGATATCGCCGAGGCTATTGGTCGAACTCGTCAATATGTCTCTCAGCTAGAGACAGGCAAGGGAAAGCTAAAACTAGACGACCCTCTAACGGGTAAGCTTGCAACGTTATTGAAAGTGGCCCCGGCATTCTTTTTTAAGCCCGTCGAGGTTTCTTTATCTGAGGAGCAGGCGCATTTTAGAAAGCTGGCAACAACCAAAGCATGCATAAGGCAGAAAGTTCTTGCGCGTGGAACTTTGTTTGATCAATTAGTTGATTTTATTGACACTAGAGTTCGCCTGCCAGAACTGGATTTTCCTGACGAGTCAGGAGCGGAGACGGCAGAAGAAATAGAAAGGGTTGCTGAGCGATTAAGGGCGCATTGGGGATTGGGTTTAGGTCCTATATCTAATATGGTGCGGGTTGTAGAGCGTGCTGGTGCAGTGGTGACATTTTTTCAAGATGCCTCCACTGAAGTGGACGCATTATCCATTACTTCGCGCAGACCAGTGATTGTTAGGAATGATGCTAAGAAAAGTCCATGCCGGCTTCGCTTTGATATTGCACATGAGCTAGGGCACCTTGTCTTGCATGAGGGGCAGGTAACTGGAGATCGCAAAACCGAGTCTGAGGCAAATAGGTTTGCCTCTGCTTTTTTGATTCCTAGGACAACTTTTTTGAAAGCATTTCCCAAACGAGGAAGTAGACTTGATTGGGTAGGCATAAGCAAGATGAAGATGGATTTTCAAGTAAGTAAGGCTGCCATACTTTATCGCTCTAAATCTTTGGGAATTATTGATGATCAGCAATATCGAGGCGCCATTATTTATTTAAAAAATCAAGGTGAAAGTATTGATGAAAAAGAGGATAAGTTCTGCTGCAGGGAAGAGCCGGAGACACTTAAAGCAGCACTGAAAATTTTGAGTCAGTATCATGGTGTCACCCATGAAGGCTTGGCAGATGCACTTGGGGTGACTCCTGGCTTCTTGGCAGAGATAGTTCCTGAACACTGTGTTTTTGATGCTCCGGCTTCTCGCCCGAGGTTACACTTGGTCAAGTGAGTAAAGCTGTTTTCAGATCATATAAACGCCTGCCGTGCTGGGTGCCGCTCGTGCGGCAGGAATGGGGAGCGAGCATGAAAAAGCCCGCCGGGTGGCGGGCTCAGGGGGCGCCGGTGAGGTCAGAGCGTGATGGGCTTGAGTTGCCCGCCCAGCTCGCTGGCGGTCGCCGCATTGCCGGAGAAGGCCCCGGCGTTGTTCGGGGGCGGGCTGGCGGCATGTATGTGTCCGGCGATCTGGGCGTTCATCTGTTGCACCAGGTCGAGCAGGTCGCACAGTACCTGGAGCACGTTCACGTCCTCGGAACCGAGCCAGGTCCGTGGAGCGATGCTGCGGCGGATGCCCTGGATGCGCTCCTCGAGGTCGCCGCCGACCGTGGCGTTGAGCTTCTGCCCGACGACCAGGTTTAGGTCGCGGCCGCTGGCCTGGTGCAGGTCGTCCAGCGCGGCCAGGCTGGCCGAGCCGCCGGAGAGCAGCTTCAACGCGCCCAGGGCCTCCACCTTCTTGATGCCGCCCACCGTCTCGGTGGCGTGGTCGTCGATCGCCAGCGTGCTGCTCTGGTAGCGCTCGGCGTTGCCCAGGGCCTCCACCTCGCGTTCGATCGCCTCGTCGCGGATCTTCCCGTCGGTCTGGCGCAGCCAGTTGCCGTCGGCGTCGACGCGCTGCTGGGCCGCCTCGCTGTGCTGCCAGACCTGGTCGCCCTTCGGTACCTTCGGCAGGCTCAGCCCGTGCGGCAGGATGCTCTGGATGTACGGCTTGTGCGGCAGGCCGTAGGCGAAGCACACCACCACCGTGGCGCCTTCCTCGGGAAAGGCGAAGAAGCCCATCTCCTCGCCGCCCACCGGTACCGGCAGCGGCACGCCGGCCAGCAGCGGCAGCGCCGTATCCGGCTCGCCGTCCGGGCCCAGGACCTCGATGTCCACCGCGAAGCGCGGGCGGAAATCGTCGCACAGCCCGGCGCCGGCCGGCGCGTCGGCCACCGCCACCACCCGGGCGAAGCGCGGCAGGTGATAGCCGCCGGTGAGTTCGGGAAATTGCCGCTCTACGCTGCGGCGGATTGCGTCGTCCATCGAATCGCCATCTGGTTGCCGGCGAGCGTCACATGGGTGATCCGCTCGCCCTGGTTGATCGCCGCGCCGGGGCGCAGGCCGGGGAGGGCCGCCACCAGCGCGCTCCGGTTGCCCTGGTAGTCGTCGAACAGCTCGACCGGCAGTTGCAGCGGCGCCCGGGCGCCGAAGAAGCTGTCCGCCCAACTGCCGACGAACACCTCGCCGTCGCCCTGCTGCTGCCAGACGAAGTCGGCGATGCCGAACACCCGGGCGAGGCTGTCCATCGCCTGGTAGCCGGCCGCCAGGCTGTAGAAGAAGGGCGCCTTGAGCGTGGCGTAGGGCCGTTCCGGCACCCGGAAGCGCAGCCCGGTGTGCGTGCCGATCTCGGCCAGCACCGCGCGCAGGTCGACGTGGCGCAGGTTCAGCGGCAGCGGCCGGGCGAGGATCGCCGCCAGCTCGCGGCAGAACAACACCTGCCGCACGTCGTGGGTCGCTGTGCAGCGCTCCACATAGCCGATGAAGTGCCGCTGCAGCGGCGCGTCGTTGTAGCCGATGTCCAGCGTCACCAGCCCGTTCAGCGGGGCGTCGGCCTGGAGGGTGAAGGCAGCCCGCCCGGGCGTCTTCAGCTCCAGCCGGACTTCCTCCTTGACCAGCGGATACACGCGGCCGCCGACGGTCAGCACCTTGTGCAGCTTCATGCGGACCCTCCCAGGTAATCGTCCAGCTTTTTCAGCGTCGCTTCGAAGCCGGTCAGTTCCTCGGCCGGTTCGGCGGTGCCGGCAGCGTCGTTGCCGGTAGTGCTGCCGGTCACCGCCTGCCCGGGCGCCGACTGCGCGGCGACCGGATTGGCGGCCCGGCGCTTCTCCACCCGCTCCGGGTTCGACAGCTTCTCGGTCAGGGTGAACTGCACCCGCCAGGCGGCCAGCGTATCGTCCTCGCGGGCGCTGACCCCGTCGGAGAATTGCACCTGGCGCATGCCGAAGGCGCTCGCGGTGTCGTTGACGATGCGGTAGGTCTTGCGTTGCCCGCCGCTCTCGGTGGCCTCGGCCAGGCGCATCAGGCTGCGCAGTTGCGCCTGGTCGGCGAAGCGGATCAGCAGCGACACCGTCAGCGTCTTGGCCTTGAAGCCCTTGTGCGCCGCGTCGCTGTTGCTGGTCTGCCCGGACAGATCGTCGCTCTCGATGCGCAGGTTGGCCGTGATCTTCAGGCCCTTGCCGCGCACCTGCTCGCCGTCGAGAAGCAGCGTCATAGGCCCACCAGTTCGCGCACGAAGCTCAACCCGTCCAGCGAGCCGACCAGCATCGCGCCGGCGGCCAGCACCCACTCATGGCCCGGCGCCTCGCCGTCCAGCAACTGCCGGCGCAGCTCGGCGGCGTCGCCGGGGCCGATCAGCCGGGCCCGCATGCCGGTTTCCGTCGTGCCGCCGGCCAGTCGCGCCTGCAGGTCGGTCAACTGCCGGGCGCGCTCCAGGGCCTGGGCGGCCTTGCGCTCGGCCAGCGCCGCCAGCTCGGCCAGCGGTGCGCTGTCGGCATAGCTCTCCAGCACCGCCAACTGCCCGGCCATCGCCTGCTTCGCCGCCCGGGTGACGGTGCAGCGTTCGAGCGGCAGCCGCCCCCAGCGCGGCAAGGTGCCCGCCGTCGGCAGCTCCCACTTCTCCCGCTCCAGGTCGAACAGCCGCTGCGCGCGGCGTTCGGCGCGCTGCAGCTCGGCGATCGGCAGCAGTGCGTTGAAGCGGGAGAGGGTGGCGGAGAACTGATCGAAGCGCGTGCCTAGGAACAGCAGCACCAGGGCGTACCGTTCGCCGGCCGGGCGGCCGGCATCGGTGTCCGCCAGCTTGTCGGCCAGACGGCGCAGCAGGTTCGGTGCCGAGAGAAAGCGCTGATGCCCGCGCCCCTGGCCCACGCCGCTCTGGAACGGCGTCACCACGAGGCAGGCCGGCACCTCGCCCAGTCGCGCGGCCAGGGCGGTGCGACCGTTGGCGGCGATGCCGGCCGCCGCGGCCCCGACCGGCCCCGGCTGGGTCGTGGCCAGGTCGGCGAGCCCGGTCAGGCGCAGCCCGGTAGCGGCCAGCTCGTTGCCGGCCAGGTCCCTGGCCGTGTCCAGTGCGTCCAGCCACTGGGTGGCCTGGGTGGGCCAGCGCAGGGCGAGGGGCGTCCAGGTCATGCGGACGCCTGACGATCCACGGGCAGTTCTTCCCAGCGGACCGGCGTGTCCAGGATTTCCTCGACACGCCCGTCGGCGAGCAGGCCGAACGCCGCCAACTGCTGCACGCTGGCACGGGTTTCGGTCGCGTTCAGATCCACGAAGGTCGCCGCGGCGAGATCGGTCTGATAGACCCGCAGCGCGGCCGCCAGGGCGCGCTCTTCGGCCGTGCCGTTCGGGTCGTCCAGCGATCCCATCTCGATGGCCTGCCGCTCGGCCAGGCTGAAGCGCTGACGGAAGGCCAGGACGGTGACGAGGGTTCCGTAGTCGGGCGCAAGTGGATCTGTCGCGTCTGGCGCCGTCCAGGCCCCGTTCACGCGCGTCCAGCCCGGACGCACATCGTCCGGAACAGGCATGAACTGCGCGGCCAGTTCCGGAACGAATACCGCGGAGACGGAAATCCCGCGCCCGTCATCGCTCCAGAGTTCCAGTACCACATCATCGATAACCCGTGCGAACTTCGTCATGCCAGCAACTCCAGAACTTCAACGATCACGCAACCATGTCCGCCGGTGCTGGTATTCGAATTATATCCGCCGCCACCACCGCCACCGATTCCTGCGACGCCCACGCTCGCGTCGCCGATTAATGAAGAACAACCAGACCCATAGTTCGCAAGCATTCCGCCGGGTCTAAATCCTGCACCCACTTCTCCATAGGACATGACGGTGCTTCCATTGACATAAAGATTGCCGTGCAAGGGCTTGAAGTATTTGCTGACACCCAGTCCCCAGCCATCATCCAGGAGTAACGGTCTATTCAGGCCAGGGCCATTCGTCATGGGGCTGCCGGGGCCGCCCCAACCGCCGCCACCACCGCCTGCGTGAGAGGACTCGTACGGCCCGCCATCGCCTCCATTACCGCCATCGCCATAGCGATGGCCGCTGGCTCCGCCGCCGCCACCGCCGCCGTTCGTAGCCGGATAGCCGGAGCCGCCATTCCCGCCGCGGGTATTGATATCGCCGCCGATGCCTGTCCCGCCGCTGCCGCCGGCGGAGGCGGCCGTTCCGGACTGGGCCGTTCCGGTACTTCCGCCCGTTGCGGAAATCAAACCACCGAATGACGAGGTACCGCCGTCGGTATTCGTTGCGCCGCCAGCCCCGACGACATATGAAAACTCCTGTCCTGGAGCGACATCGATCACTTTCTCCGCGTAGCCACCGCCGCCCCCACCGCCGCCATAGCCATAACTGGAACTCGAATTATTACGTCCTCCCGCGCCGGCACCGATGACGGCCACGCGAATCTTCGACCAGCCCTCGGGAATAACGAGTGTCCTGGTTCCGGGTGTCGTATCGAGGACCGTGATGGAGGCCTTGAAACTGTTGACGTTGTTGATCGAGTCGAGACTTGCGAACGACCGGGGCGTTGCATTTTGCTTCAGACTGAGCGTCATAGTTTGATTTCCCAACTGCCTGCGCCATTCCAGACGAACAGAACTTCCACATCGATATCGAGCCACGACGACGTATCGGTCTGGCCGTCATGGGTAATGGTTTCGTCCGCCGCGCCATCGACGCCGATCAAGGGGGTGGCGGCGCTCGCCTTGATGAAGGCGAGCGCATCGCCCGGCGACAGGTCGGCCACCGGCGGCAAGGTCGGAATGGCCGCGTCGCTGGCGAGGTAGTAGCGGGCCCCCACGGCAGCGACGAAGGGCTCGTCCTTGTGGATCGCCGCGGCGGCTATGTGCCCGGCCGGCCGCCAGGCGATGGGCGCCGCGTCGTCGCCGCTGGCCAGCGCCACATGCCCAGGCGTTCCGCCGGCGAGCACCGCCTTGTCCAGCTTCCCGCCGAGTTGTCCCGTGAAATCGTACTGCCACGTCTCGGCCGGGACGGCGATCCCGGTCATCGCCTGGGCGCCGTCGAACACCACCATGATGTTGCGGGTCAGGTTGTTGCCGGTCTGCAGCGGCGGGATTTCCCGGCGCTTTTGCTGCAGGGGCACGTAGGCGACGATCAACAGCACGCCTTCGGTGGTTTCGAGCCCGATCCAGTTGAAGTCGAAATCGCCGACATCGCTGTTCAACTGCAGGCTGTAGATCACCTGGTTGGGGCTCAGGTACGCGCTCTGGCTGACCGCTGCCGTGTGGACGATCAGCTCTTGCGCCGGCATGCCGGCAGCCCGATCGACGGGCTCGGTGGAGTCGAGGCCCGGCACGTTGGCGAGCACGAAGCGCTCGACGCTCAGTTGCGTGCCCTGGCCATGTTTCCGGGCGATCAGGCTCTCGCCGGCGATGGTGATGCTTGCCCCCATGGGCTGCTCCTTTTTAGCGGGTGACCAGCGTCATCTGGTCGTTACTGAACTCGAGCGTGGCCACCGACAGGGCCACGCTCTGGTCGGGATCGAAGCGGGCGACCAGGTTCATCCGGTCGTTGCCGAATTCGAGGCTGGCCATCGACAGGGTCACGGTCTGGTCGGGGTCGAAGCGGGCGACCAGGTTCATCCGGTCGTTGCCGAACTCCAGGGCGGCCATCGCCAGGGTCACGGTCTGGTCGGGATCGAAGCGGGCGACCAGCGTCATCTGGTCGTGGCTGATCTCATGCGCGGCCACCCGCAGCGTCACGGTCGAGACGCCGACCAGCTCGTAGCGCCGGCAGGTGCGTCCGTACTGGTAGACGATCAGATCCAGCAGCGTGGGGTTCTCCGAAAGCTGCGAGTCGCTCAGGTGTAGCTGCACCACGTCCCAGTCGCGATCGGGCAGGCGCTCCTCGATGCGCACATAGCCGACGTCCAGGCGCTGCAGGATGCGCTGGAAGCCGGCCACCGAACCGGCATCCACCGCGTTGACGAAGGCGTGCTTCACGCGCAGGCGATACAGGCTTTCCGGCTCGCCGGAAAAGCGCGTGATATCCCGCTGCCAGGCCAGCAGGTCGAGCACCGTCAGGTGGCAGGTTTCGGCGTCCACCTGCAGCAGCGGCCACGCGAGCCAGCCTTCCACCTTCGTCCACCAGTGCTGCGCCGCGGCGCGGAGCCTGGACAGCTCCGTACCGGCGAGCCAGAAGGGCAGCTCCAGCTTGATCATTCCATCCCCCACGCATCCGGTGCATGCATCGTCACCGTCAGCGTGCCGAGGCGCGGGATGGCCAGCGCCGACACGATGTCCTCGTTGGCGAAGCGCAGGGATTCGATGCCCGCGAACTGCCGGTGCAACTCCTCGCCCAGCCGGCTGAAGGAAAAGCGGCTCTGCGGATAGGTGAGGGTCGGCAGGAAGTCGCTCTGCGTGCTCTCGCGAAAGGCGGCCCGGACGAACAGCGCGACATCCGTCTTCAGGGCGTCCCGCTGGGCGGCGCTCAGCGTCGCCCGCGGCCAGACCTGCAGGTCCAGGTCGTGCCGGGTTTCCGGCATCTCCAGCACCCGCAGATCGTCGCCATGGCCGTGGTTGCCCTGCTCGGCGATGTGGGCGTTGATCGCCTCCAGGTAGCTCGCCGCCGGCACGTCCGCCTCGAACAGCACATAGGCGTTGGCGCTGCCCGGCCCGCGCGGCGCGCCGTGCTCGAAGTACACGCCGTCCGGGGCCACGCCGGGGAAGGCGGCGATCATCGCCCGGTACACCGCGTCGGTATGCCACTGGTTCACCGCCGAGAACTGGTTGCGCACGCGCAGGCGCAGCTCGTCGTCCGGCTCGGCGTCGGCGCCGGGGGTGGTCAGCCAGCCGTCGGCGTTGACCACCTGGACGATGCCCGGTAGCGGCTCCGCCAGGATCGCGTAGTAGCCGGGCGCCAGGTTGTAGCCGCTGCCGGCCTCCAGCGCCCGCACGGCGATCTCCCGTTGCGACTGCCCGTCGGCGAAGCTCGCCGCCGCCGTGGTGACCAGTTCGTAGACGTTGCCGTTGATCGGCGCCGAGCGCACCCGGGTGCCGGCCGGCACCTCCAGCGTGCCGCCGGCCTCCTGCCGGGTGAACAGCAGCGTGCCCTCGGCCTTGCTCGCCGCCTTGCGCTCCACGTTCACCGCCCAGGCCAGGCTATCCAGCCAGGCGCCGCGGGCGGTCTTGACGAAGAAGTTGGGCAGCACCGTGTCGCAGACGAAGTCCAGCAGCCACAGCACCGGCGTGGTCACCAGGGCGGTGACGATCCGCCAGAAGGGCGAATAGGCACTGGTGTTGCTGATCTGGCTGCCCTGTGCCGCCGCCTCGCTTTCCCAGGCCTGGCGCAGACCGGCCTCGCTGGTCGGAATGCCGGAATCGCCCAGCGCCTGCCTGAAGTCCACATCGCTCACAGGCTCACCTCGATGCTGCCGAATTCCAGGGTCTTGGCCGTCACCCGAAACCGCCCCGGCTGCTCCTGGGTAATCAGGGCGGTGCCCGGCACCAGACGCTCGTCGGCCTCCATCAGCAGCTCCAGGCGCTGGATGCCGTCGCGCTGTTTCAGGCGGTCGCGCTCGGCCAGCAGCGTCACCAGCAGCCCGCTGTCACGGATCATGTGGGCGATGTCCTGGGCGATGCTGGCCCGGTCCGCGACCGGCAGCGGCTGCCGCGACGGATCGAGGACCAGGTCGTTGTCCTGGATCAGCAGGTCGACGTACGCGCTCATCCGCCCACCGCCATGCTCAGCATGTTCTCGAGCTCGAGCGGGCTCATCGGCTTGCCGGTGTGGATCTCCACTTTCTCCACGTGGGTGCCGCGATTCTGGTGGGTGGTGTTCTGGATGCTGGTTAGCAAGCCGCCCGGCGGCACCGCGCCGGGGCGCTGCGGCGCCAGGCTGGCCAGCGGGGCGTTGATGCGCTCCCGGGCCTGCTCGGCGCGGGCGGTCGGTGGCGGGGCCAGCACCAGGGGCGGGGCGGTCTGCACCACGGGCTGCGGCAGGGCGACCGGAGCCGGCGGTTGCACGGCGGGGGCGGCCAGCATCAGGGGCGGCGCGGTCTGCACCATGGGCTGCGGCAGGGCGATCGGGGCTGGCGGTTGCACGGTCGGGGCGGCCAGCACCAGGGGCGGGGCGGCTTGCACCATGGGCTGCGGCAGGGCGACCGGAGCCGGCGGCTGCACGGCAGGGGCGGCCAGTGCCAGGGGCGGGGCGGCCTGCACCACGGGCTGCGGCAGGACAACCGGGGCCGGTGACTGCACGGCAGGGGCGGCCAGCACCAGGGGCGGAGCGGCCTGCACTACGGGTTGCGGCAGGGTGACCGGGGCCGGCGGTTGCACGGCAGGGGCGGCCAGTGCCAGGGGCGGGGCGGCCTGCACCACGGGCTGCGGCAGGGCGACCGGGGCCGGCGGCTGCACGCCGGGGGTGGCCAGCACCAGGGGCGGAGCGGCCTGCACCACGGGCTGCGGCAGGGCGACCGGGGCCGGCGGCTGCACGCCGGGGGCGGTCAGCACCAGGGGCGGAGTCTCCGCTGCCGTGGCCGGCAGGGCTCGCCCCAGGGCCCTGTCGACCGCCGGGGTGCTGGGGGCCGTGGTGCCTGCCGGCAGGCTGGGCAGCTCGGACAGGCCGACGTCGATCTCGATGCCGGGGATCTTGTTGAGCAGCCAGATCAACTGGCCCAGCGCATTGCGCAGGACGGTGAACGGGCCGTAGGTGTTCAGGATGTCCAGGAAGCCGTTCCAGGCGGCCGTCGCCGTCGCGATCACGCCATCGAGCGAGCCCAGCCACTCGAGCACCTGGACGCCCATGCTCCAGATCTGCTGCAGGCCGTTCCAGACGAAGCGCAGCACCGGCGCGAGCAGGCCGAACAGCGCGGCGCCCACCTCGACCAGGGCCGTCAGCGCCCGGAACCAGCCGGTGTCGCCGAACCTCGCCTTCAACGTGTCCCACCAGAGGATCGCGCCGGCCACGGCCGCCACCAGCAGGCCGATGCCGAGCACGATCAGGGCGATCGGGCTGACCAGCAACGCCAGGGTGCCGAACAGACCGCCGAGGATCGTCAGGCCCGCGGTCGCCCCCACCAGGCCGAGCACGCCGAGGGTGACGATGCCGAGCCAGCGGGCGATGTTCGGGAACAACTTGATCCAGCGCGTCAGCGTGCCGGCGATGGCGGCCAGCCGCTCCATCAGCGGCGTCAGGATCGGGATCAGCGTTTGCCCGAAGGCGATGCGCAGCGCTTCCACCGCCGCGGCGGCGCGCTGCCAGGGATCGACCATGACCTTGGCCATGTTGACGGCGTAGTCCATGCCCTTGATCTTCCCCAGGGCCGCGATGCTGTCGCCGAGGCCGCCGACGTTGGTCATCAGCAGCTTGATCAGGTCGACCGCCTCGTCGGAGCCGAACGCCTTTTTCAACGTGTCCGACTCGGCCAGCGTCAACTCGGTGCCGAACTTGCCGACGATCTTCTCCAGGACCTCCATCATCGGCAGCAGACGGCCGTGGGTATCGGCGAAGGAGAGGCCGAGTTCCTTCTGTGCCTGGCCGACGCCGTTCAGGAAGGCCTTGTACTTGGTCCCCGCCTCGCTGCCGCTCATGGTCGCCTGCAGCGTGCCGAGGATGGCCATCTGCTCGGTGAGGGAAATCCCCGCCGAGGTGGCCGACGCACCGAGCCCCGAGAACGCCTCGCTCATGCCCTCGCCGGTGGTCTTGAAGATGTTCAGCGCGTAGGCGGTCTGCCCCGCCAGGTCCTGAATCCAGGCGCTCTTGCCCATGGCGTCGGCCTGGTTCTGGAAGATGCCGTACATCGTGCCCACGTAGTCGGACATGGTCGTGGCGCTGGCCTTGGTGGCCTTGGCCATGATCGCCGAGGCCTCGGTGAAGGTCGCCAGTTCGCTGCCCACCAGCCCGGAGATGGCGCCCTGGATGTCGTAGGCCGAGGCCACGAACTCCCTGGCGCTCTCGCCGTAGGCCATCGAGAAGGACAGCGCTTTGCGCTGCAGGTTGTCCAGCGCCTGCTCGGCGACGCCCAGCGAGCGCACCTCGGCCAGTGTCCGGTTCATCTCCAGCGCCGGGGCCAGCGACTCGTTGATCGACAGCGCCGAGCCCACCAGCCCGGCCAGGCCGACGCCCATCTGCGCGATGTGCGCCTGGCCTTTCCCCGCCAGCTCGGCGAAGCCGGCCTTCACCTTCGCCAGCGGCGCGGTGACCTGGTCGGTGAGGCGCAGGATGAAATTCAGCTTGGCGCTCTGTTCAGCCATGCATCACCTCGCTTGAGGTATCGCCAAATTGGCGATAAATTGCGGGCATGTCTACCAAGCACCGCATCCGCGACAAGTACCGCATCGAACTGCGGGAAAAGGACCACCTTCCCCCGCATGTCCACCTCACCGGCGCCGGCGTGGACGTGCAGATCAGTCTGGAAACCGGCGAAGTCATGCTCGGCAAGGCGCCCAAGGTGGTGCTGGAAGAAGCCCTGGCCTGGGTGCGTGCGCATCGGGTCGAACTGCTGGAGGAGTGGAACCTATGGCATCCATGAAACGCCCCCGCCTGCTGGCCGTGCAGGCACGTCCCGGCCACCGCCTGGAACTGACCTTCGTCGACGGCCGTCGCTTCGACCTGGACATGCGCGAGGACGTGGCCAAATACCCCGGTCTCAAGCCGCTGCAGGACGCCAGGGCCTTCGCCGGCGCCGCCCTGGGCGACGACGGCTGGACGGTGGAATGGCCGGCGCTGGACATCCAGATCGGCGCCGACACCCTCTACCTCGACGCCCTGGCCCAGGCCGCGCCGGACGAGAACACCCGCATCTTCATCGACTGGCGATCGCGCACCGGCTTCGGCCTGGAGCAGGCGGCCACGGCGCTGGGCGTGGCCGCGCGCACCATCAGTCGCTACAGCAACGGCCGCGAGGTGGTGCCGCGCTACCTGGCCCTGGCCTGCAAGGGTTGGGAAGCCATGCAGGCGGAGCAGCAGAAGAAGCGCGCCTGAGCCGGGTGTCCCGGTGGCGTATACCCCTGTCGCGTAACCCATCGTCGATCCTCGCCGAGCCCCGCCCCGTGCGGGGCTTTCGCTATCCGTTCAGCGCCCGGGCGATGCCGTTGGCCACGGCGATCTCCAGGCGTCTCCAGTGTTCGTCTTCCAGCCACTTCGCCGTGCCCAGGGTTTGCGCCGTGGGCGCGGCGCCGGGCAGCCAGCGTTCGGCCAGGGCCAGCAACTGGCCGAGGCCGTCCCCGCTCAGGCGCTCGGCTCGGTCGAGGGCTTTTTTACCGTCACTTCGACGTCCGGGCTGTACTCCTCGAGGAGCGCGCCGGCGATCTGCATGGTCAGCACCGGGTTGCCCAGCAGCCCGCGCAGCGCATCCTTCTGGTCGGCCTGCACGGTGGTCACCAGCAGGTTGTGCGCCGGGCTCACCTTGTTGGTCGGGGTCATGGCGTTGAAGTACTTGGTCACGTCCTGGGCGGACAGGGCGAAGGCGAAGTCGGCGGTGCCGATGGTCAGGACGATCTGGCGTTGTGCGGTCATGCGGATCTCTCTCGTTGGGTCAGGGTGTAGAAGTGGGTTTCCAGGCGGTCCTCCAGGCGCCGCACGCTGTCGTCGACGCGCTGCGCCAGGCGCTCCAGGGCGTCGGTGCGCACGTAGTTGCCGGCCAGTTCCACGCGCAGCTCCAGCAGGTCGCGGCGGCACTCGGTGATCTGGCGGAACAGGAACACCTGGAAGGCCAGCCCGGTACTGAGCAGCAGGTCGGGCATCGAACCCAGCAGCCTCTCCAGCAGCTCCATCAGGCGCTCCAGTTGCCGCGCCCGCCGATGCGCACGGCGGCGTACATCAGCCAGGCCAGCAGATCGCTCATGCCCTCCTCGCGGAGGGCCTCGTAGAAGATCCGGTCCGCCTCCGCCTTGCTGAAGCGGTGGGTCTGGTGCGTGTAGAGGTAGTCGTGCACCACCGCCGGCCGGCGCGCCTGCCCGTGGTCGCGCGGCACGATGCGCCAGGCCAGGCGCGGCACGCTGGCCAGGTCGGTGCGGTAGCCCACCGGCACCACCAGCAGGCGGCGCAGGCGGTCGCGGTACTGCAGCGGCTGGCTCACCTTCCAGGTATCGCCACCGGGCACGTGGCTCAGGACGAGTTCGCTGAGAAACGGCATCAGTAGCTCCAGAGCGTCGGGCGCGGGCGGCCGGCGGCGGCCGGGGCCATGTCCAGGTGGATGAAGCGCGAGGCGCCTTTCTGGCTGATCCCGATGCCGGTGAACGGCAGGGTCATGGCCAGGCGCAGGATCTCGACGGCGTCGGCGCCGCGGCAGGCGATGTCCACCGCGCAGCCCAGGCTGTGGGCGCCCGGCGTGGCCTTGCGCGCCTCCACCGGGTGCCGGGGGCAGCGGTACGGGCTGCTGATCGCCAGCGGCTTGCCGTAGCGCTCGCGCAGCACCTGCACCTGGTCCATGAAGGTCGGGTCCATCTCGGTGCCGTCGCTGTCGCATTTGCCGCAGCGGCAGCGCAGCTCGGCATAGCTGAAGTTCGGCCAGGGGCTCTTTTTCATCGGCGCTGTTTCCGTTCGAAGAGGGATTGGCAATCCACGCAGCGGGTGATGCCGCCGAGGGCGCGGCGTGCCGCGGGGATCGGTTCGTCGCAGTCGGCGCAGTGCGCCAGGCTCGGCCTGTCGTGGCGCGAACGGGCGAGCTGGGCGGCGATCGCCCGCTCGCGGTCCAGCGCCTCGCGCTCCTGGGCCAGATCGAGCGCATCGACCATCAGCGCAGGCCCTCGATCTCGCTGGCGGCCAGGTAGCTGACGCCGTTGATGCGGATGAAGTCCGGGCTGGTGACGTCGAAGGGCACCGTGTGCTTGCTCTTCTCGCCGCCCTTGGGGTCGATGTTCAGCAGGCTGGACACCTTCAGCTTGCAACCGAAGGCCTCGACCTTCAGTTCCTCGCTCGGGGTCTGGGCGAAGAACACCGCGTCGAACGGTTCCAGCCCGCGGAAGCTGCCCGCGCTGCGCGCCGCCTCGATCAGCAGGTTGAAGTTGGCCGTGTCGAACTCCATCTCGCCGCTGGCCGTCACGTCGCCGTCCACGTGCCCGTTCGGCACGCCCCGGTCCTGCGCCACGGCGGAGTTGTCGGTGATGTCCAGGGTGCAGCTCTCGACGTGGACCAGCAGGTCGCCCAGGTTCACGTCGAAGTTCTTGCCGCCAATGCGTGCCATGCGCGGTCACTCCGTGTCGGTGGACAGGTCGAGGGCGATGTTCGCCGTGAGGTCCTTCGGGCAGTTGTGCGGACGCAGGGTCAGGTAGGCCTCGACGCGGGTCTTGCTCTGCCACACCAGCACGATGTCGCCGTCCTGCGGCGGCTGGATCTCGCCGGGGTACACCTGGCCGGCGAAGGCCACGCTGCGGGCCATCGCCCGCAGCGGCGCCATCAGCGCGCTGGTGGTCGCCGCCATGCTGTTGGGGGTGCTGTTCAGGCGCCGGTCGGCGACGCGCTGGATCAGCAGCACGCGCACCCGGCGCGCGGCCTTGTCGACGATGCGCAGGTGCTCGACCACCTGGAAGTCGCTGCCCGGCGCGTCGAGCAGGTTGGCGTCGCCCCAGAACACGCCGGGGTAGTCCGGGTAGGTCTGCGAGACGGAAAAGCGGGCGGCGTCCAGCGCGGCGCGGACCGCGGCGGGCAGCGGCACGCCGTCCGCATCCTGCGGCGTCTCGCCCAGGCCGAGCAGCGGCCCGGTGGCCACCCGCATCGGGCTGTCGGCGATGCTCACCGCGGCATTGGCCAGGCGTCCGGCGAGCACGCCCAGGTCGTTGCCGTGCAGTTGCGGCACCACCAGGACGCGCGGCGCCGACACGTTCAGGGTGATGGCCTGCTGCTCGGCCAGGTACTGCGCCCAGGTCTGCGAGTCCGGGTCGATGCCCGTGCTCGCGGCCATGGCGAAGCAGCGCCGGCCGTAGGTATTGCCCAGGGCGATCATGGCGTCGTGCAGGGCGGCCAGTTCGGCGCCGGCGCTCACCGGAGTTGCGATCACCACGGCCTCCACCGAGTGGCCCTGTTGCTGCGCCTGCTCCAGGGCGTCTTGCCACCGGTCGTCCGCGTCGATGGGCGCGGCCAGGGCCGCCCAGCGGTCGCCGCCGTTCAGCCGGGCGGCGGCGACCTGGGTCTTCAGCGCGCTGTCGGCGGCGCCCAGGGCGGCGTCCAGATCGCTCTGCGTGTCGAGGGGGACCAGCGCGCCGACGTTCGCCGCGGCCGGCCCGATGAACAGGAAATAGCGCTCGATCTCGCTCACGGCGCCCTGGCCGAGGTTGAGATTGTTCACGCTGACTTTGCCGAGTGCCATGTCGAGCCTCGTTAACGGGGGGAGTTGAGGATTTGCCGCAGCACCTGGTTCACCAGCAGCCGGGTGTCGCGATCGGTGTTCACGCCGAGGAACTGGCGCTTGGGCAGGGTGATGTCCCAGCTCTGCGCGCCGCCGCCCTCGGCACGCTCGCCCTGCAGGATGCGGATCAGCAGGCCGGCCTGGTTGTACTGCATGTGCTCCAGAATCCAGGCCACGGACGGTCGGGACAGGCCCTTCCGGCCCTCCCTGCGCACGCGAAAGCCCAGCCGGCGCAGGCGCCTGGCCTGCCGCTCCGAGGCGGCGAGGTTCGGGTGCACCCGGTTCCAGCGGCGCATCTGCGCGGCGGTGCGCCGCTCGGACTTGCCGTGGTGCTGCTGCGCGGCGATCCAGCCGGTCAGGCCGTTCCTCCAGCCCAGTTCGGCCTCTTCCGGGCTCACCCGGGTGACCAGCAGCAGCTTGCCGAGGCCGGTTTCCATCTTCTTCTGGCCGGCCTCGGGGTTCTTGCGGGGGGCGAAAGGGGAGCCGTCGAGGTTCTGCTGCTGGCGGATGCGCTGGCGGCTCATGCTGCGAATGCGCTTGGCGACGTTGTTCAGCAACCGGCGACGCAGGTTCGGCGGCAGGCTGAGCAGGGCCAGTTGTTCCTGCACGCCCAGGTAGCCCCGCGCGTCCAGCTCGAAGGTGCTACGCCCCATGGCCGACCACCTCGCCCTCTTCGGCGATCCACAATTCGAAGGGCACGAAGGCCCAGCGCGTGCCGAAGGCCTGGATCTCGCCGGCCGGGTCCTCGGCCAGGTACTGCGGCTCGACGAACTCCAGGGCGATCTCCACGTCGGCCAGGTCGTCGTCGAGCATCTCGATGGCGAAGGCCGGCGCCGGCAGCCCATGGCGGTCGCGATCCGGGTCGTGGTTCTCCAGCCAACTGCCGAGCAGCGCCATCAGCCGGCCGGGGTGGTCGGCGAAGCGCTCCAGGACGATGGCCGCCCGGTAGCGCATGTCGCCCAGGTGCAGGCCCTCCAGGTCCGGCTTCCAGACCAGCTCCAGGGCGACCTGCTCGGCCCAACTGTCGAGCTGCTCGGGCAGCACCAGGCGGTGCTCCAGGAGGAAGGCGGTCAGGGCGCGCAGCTTGGTCACAGCAGCACCGCCGTGATCCGCCCGCGGCCCTGGATCAGGCGCACCGCCTGCTGCGAGAAGGCCAGGAACCGCTCGCTGCGCTCCGGCGCTTCCTTGCCCAGGTTCTCCGCCGGTTCGCGGCGGTTCACCGTGGCGAACTGCTGCAGCAGGTAGGCCTTGGCGCGGCAGTACACCGCGCGCTTGTAGCTGGCGGCGAAGAAGGCACGCTCGGGCAGCAGCAGCGGATCGGCGCTTGCGACGTCGGCGATGCCGGCGGCTTGCCAGGCGGCTTGGCGCCGGGCCAGGTCGCGGTTCACCTCGCCCATGGCCAGGGCGATGCCATCGGCCAGCAGCTCGCCCAGGTACTCCGCCGGCAGGCGGTAGCCCCGTTGGAACTCGCTCACCGACAGGTCGGGCCAGAAGCCGTCGTTGGCGATGGCCTGGTCGACGAGGGTGGTGGGTTTGCCTGAAAAGCTCATGCTGCCGGCCGCTCGAATAGGGCGGGGTGGCTGCCTTCGGTGGTTCGGGCTGCAAGCAGCCGTCGCACCTCGGCAGGCCCCGCTGGGGGTGGGAAGTCGTTATTCCGTATCGGCCCGGCGCAGCGCCTTGTCGGCCGCCGCGCGCCGGGTACCGACGCCGATTTCCGGGTACAGCTCGGTGGCCCGGTCGAAGTGGCGGATCGCCGTCGCCCAGTCCTCGCGATCCAGGGCGAGGATGCCGAGCAGCTTGTGGTAGCGCGCCGGGATGCGTTCGAAGAGCTGCCATTCGCCATCCACGCGCGGCAGCAGGTTCGAGACGTAGGGCTCGGGGCTGCTGCCGGCCTTGTACTCGGCCTCGGCCCACTCGATCAGCTCGTCGGCGACGAAGGTCGGCACGTCGCGCCGGAAGCGCTCCGGCAGTTCCTGGCCCTGGGCGATGGCGAACTCGGCCAGCTCCAGGCCCTGCTCGAACCGGGCGGTGTCGAACAGCCAGACCAGTACCTGCATCAGCACCGGATTGGGGTGGTTCAGGCCGCTGTCGCGGTAGCGCTCGACGTAGGGCAGGTACTTGGGCAGCAACTCGTCGCGCTTGAGCTGCTGGCGGGCCTCGAGGCTGTTCAGCTCGGAAAGGCGGGCCAGGTCCTCGGCCAGCGCCGACGTCACCAGCGCCAGGTGCTTCTTCGCATTGGCCGGGCCGGCCAGGGCGGTGGCGGGGGTGTAGGTTTCCGCCATGGCGCCGGAGCGGCCTTGCGCGCGCACGCGGCGCTTGTGTTCGAGGGCCAGGCTCATCAGGCGAACTCCACGTTGGCCGCCTCGATGGCGGCGAACTTGCCCAACTGCTCGATCACGTAGCCCTCGTTGCGGCTGTTGTAATCCTCCATCTGCGAGCGCTTCGGGTTCTCCAGCAGGTGACGCCGCCAACTGCTGTCCTGGAAGTAGATGGACAGGTTGTCGAAGCTGGTGACCACCACGCCCTTGCTCGGGAAGAACGGGCAGGTGTAGCTCGGCAGGCCGCCGTAGGTGGCGATCACCTGGGCCAGCTCGATGCGCTCCTTCTCGGTCGGGGTGCTGCCCTGGGCGGCGTACAGCTTGCCCTTGTCGTGGGCCAGCAGGTCGCGGCCGACGATGGCCACCAGGTCGCCGGCGTCACGGAACTCCTCGTCGATCATCAGCGACACGTCGAACACCAGGGCGTCCAGGTTGGCGTAGTCGCCGCCCGCACCGATCCGGATCTTGCCGGCGCTGACGCTGCCCTGGCTCAGCACCTGCTCCGGCGCCTGCTCGCGGGCGAGCTGCAGCCAGCCCTTGTTCACGTCCTGCAACAGCGGGTTGGCGTCGCGATCGGTGTTCGCCGCGGCGCTGGTGCCGTTCCAGCCGATCATCAGGCGGTCGAGGCCGATCTGTTTCTGCACCGCGGCGCTGTAGCGCTGGGCGAAGTTGGGGAACTTGGCCCAGGCGTCGATGGTGGCGAAGGGCAGGGCCACGTCGCTGTGGGTGTCGAACAGCTCGTAGCCCTCGCCGGCCAGGTCCAGCAGGTTGCGCGGCACCCGGTCGGCGTTGCTGGTGTTGGTGCGCCCGGTGGCCGGACCGTTGAGGCCGAGCATGACCTTCTGGCCCTTGATCTCGCTGACCGGGATCACGTTGATCCGTTGCAGGAAGGCCGAGCTGAGGGTGATCTTGTCGTTCAGCGTCTGCGCCAGGGACGGCGTGACGTTGAACTCCTCACGGGCGGAGGCGACGCCGTAGGTGCGGGCGACGGCGGCCTGCAGGGCATGGTAACGCTGGCGGGCGTGGGCGCTCAGGTTCATCAGTAGACGGCCTCGTGCTGGTCGTCGACGGCGCCGGCGGTCGCCGGCACGTCCTTGCCCTTGCCCTGCTCCAGCGCGACGTGGAACAGCTCGGCGAGCTTGTCGACCTTGCCTTCCAGGCTGCTGAACTGCTCGACGCTGACGCCGGTCGCGGGCTGCTCGGCACCCGTGCCCGCGCCCTCGTTGTCGGCGCCGCCGGCGGCAGGCTGGGGAGTGTCGGTGCCGGTGCCGGCTGGAGCCTGCGCGGCAAAGGTGGCGGCGCTCTGCTCCAGGCGGGTCGCCACGGTGCCGAGCTGCTCCACCGCGGAGGCGAACGCCTCGACGGTCTTCTGATCCATGGGGGTGCTCTCGCTGTTGGGGGTTGCGGGGGATGCGGGGGTGGCGGCCTGGCCCAGACCCAGGGAGGTGAACAGGCGGGTGAAGAACGACATGGCGGCCTCGTCGTCCTGGACGGTCAGGTCGCCCAGCGGCTCCAGGTTGCCGAAGTGGTTGCCGGCGCCGGCGCGGCGCGAGAAGTGCAGCGCCTCGGTGCCCAGGCTGGCCGGCTCGTCGGTGACCGCCAGGCCGGAGAGGTAGGCCTTGCCGGTGTCGGCGAAGTTCGGGCTGATCTCCACGCTGGCGAACAGCTTCTGGGCTTCCTTGTTCAGGCGCAGGAGGGTGTCGTTCGGCTGCAGCCTGGCGAACAGCGCGACCTTGCCGCCGGCCACGTCCTCGGCCTTGAGCGCGGCCACGGTGCCCAGGCTGCCCATGTAGCGGATGTGCTCGTACCAGATGGTCGCGGTGTAGAGGGCGGGGTCGTAGTGCTCCGCCATGTCGCGCAGGTCCTGCGCGGCGATGGTGCGGCCGTCGGCGGTCTTGCCGCTGGTGGCGACACGTTTCCAGTCGGAGACGAGGGTACGTGGCATGGAGGGTGGCGCTCGGTTCGGGGCTTCGAGCCCCACCATAGGCACCCCCCACAGGCCGGACAAACGCTTTGGCTGCGCACGGCACCTATTCGGCGGAAATAGGAACGATCAGGAATTTTGCCGCGTGTTGTCCGCATGATCGCCGCATAGATTGCGGCCATGTCCTACTCTACCGAAATCCGGGAAGCCGCCAAGCGCCTGTATCTGCGCCGTGCGAAGCCGCGCGAGATCCAGGCCCAGCTCGGCCTGCCGAACGTCCGCATCGTCTATTACTGGATCGCCCGCGGCGGCTGGGACGAACTGCTCGCCGACGAGGAGCCGCTGGCCGCCGTCAGCCGGCGCATCACCCTGCTGTTGGAGCGTCCGGGCGCCCTGGGCAAGACCGAACTGGACGAACTCGACCGCCTGACCACCCTGCGCGAGCGGCTGCTCAAGCAATCCGCCCGGCCTGCGCCGGCGCCGGCCGGCGAGTCCGCGCAGGAGGGCGGCCCGCCGGAGCGCCGCCGTGGCGGCGAGCGTGGCGGCAAGGGCGGCAAGCGCGAGAAGAGGCCGAAGAACGACGTCAGCGGCCTGGGCGAAGTCGACTTCCTGGAGCAGTTCACCTCCCGGATGTTCGCCTACCAGCAGGAGCTGTTCGCCGCCAAGCGGAACCCGCTCACCGCGCGCATCCGCAACGTGCTGAAAAGCCGGCAGATCGGCCTGACCTACTACTTCGCCGCCGAAGCCTTCATGGATGCGGTGCTGACCGGCGACAACCAGATGTTCCTCTCGGCCAGCCGTGCCCAGTCCGAAATCTTCCGCAGCTACATCATCGCCTTCGCCGCCGAGTGGTTCGGCCTGACCCTCACCGGCAACCCCATCGTGCTCAGCAAGGACGGCAAGCCCTGGGCGGAGCTGCGCTTCCTGTCCACCAACAGCAGCACCGCCCAGGGCCACCATGGCCACGTCTACATCGACGAGTACTTCTGGATTCGCGACTTCGAGAAGCTCAACAACCTGGCCGGCGCCATGGCCTCGCACAAGAAATGGAGGAAGACCTACTTCTCCACGCCCAGCGCCGTCAGCCACCAGGCCTATCCGTTCTGGACCGGCGAGGCGTTCCGCGACAGCAAGCGCGGCAAGAGGCTCGCCCAGGACTGGCCGGGCGAGGCGCAGATCCATGCCGGCGCGCTGTGCCCGGACGGCCAGTGGCGCAAGGTCATCACCCTCGAGGATGCCATCGCCGGCGGCTGCGACCTGTTCGACATCGAGCGCCTGCGCCTGGAGTACGACGAGGAGCGCTTCGATCAACTGTTCATGTGCAAGTTCATCGACAGCACCCAGAGCGCTTTCGCCCTGGCCGACCTGGAGCGCTGCTACTCCGACCTCGGCCTGTGGACGGACTACGACCCCGACCCCCGGAATCTCCGACCCCATGGCAACGGCCCGGTATGGCTCGGCTACGACCCCAGCCGCACCCGCGACGACGCCACCTGCGTGGTGATCGCGCCACCCTTGGAGCCCGGCGCCACGTTCCGCATCCTGGAAAAGCACAGTTGGCGGGGACACTCCTTCACCTACCAGGCCGCCCAAGTGCAGAAGCTCTGCGAGCGCTTCAACGTCCAGCACATCGGCATCGACGTCACCGGCGTCGGCTACGGCGTGTTCGACCTGGTGCGCGACTTCTTCCCGCGCGCCACGCCGATCCACTACAGCCTGGAGGCCAAGAACGCCCTGGTGCTCAAGGCGCAGGACACCATCCAGGCCGGTCGCATCGAGTGGGATGCCGGCTGGAGCGACATCGCCGCCGCCTTCCTGACCATCAAGCGCGGCGCCACCGCCAGCGGGCAGATCACCTACAGCGCCTCGCGCACCGACGCCACCGGCCACGCCGACGTGGCCTGGGCGATCATGCACGCGCTGGCCAACGAACCCCTCAACACCAACCGCAAGCGGCGCAGCCGCTGGTCGATACTCCAACAGGACGGCAATGGGCACGCGAAGACAGCACCGGCACACACCCGAAACGAGCATCCGCTCCTTCACCTTCGGCGCGCCGGAGTCCGTCCTGGCCGGCAACCTGGGCGAGTACCTGGGCGTGTTCGCCAGCGACGACGGGCGCCTCTACACCCCGCCGGTGTCGCGCACCGGGCTGGCCAGGCTGCTGCGGGCCAACGCCCACCACGGGACCATTCCCCGCTTCAAGCGCAACCTGCTGCTGCGCGACTTCCTGCCGTCCGCGGGCTGTAGCGTGCAGACCATGGGGCGCGCCGCGCTCGACTTCATGGTGTTCGGCGAGGCGTACCTGCAGCGGCTGACCAACGTCATCGGCCAGGTGCTCGAGCTGCGCCACCTGCCGGCGATCAACATGCGCCGCCAGGTCGACGGCGGCTTCCTGATGCTGCTGCCCCAGGGCCGGGAACTGCACTTCGAGGCGGACGAGATCGAGCACGTCATGGACTACGACGTGGAGCAGGACATCTACGGCGTCCCCGACTACCTGGGCGGCCTGCACTCGCTGCTGCTCAACGAGAGCGCGACCCTGTTCCGCCGGCGCTACTACAACAACGGCGCGCACGCCGGCTTCATCTTCTACACCAACGACCCCGACCTCACCGAGGCCGACGAGGAGCGCCTGCGCCAGCAGATCGAATCGAGCAAGGGGGTGGGCAACTTCCGCTCGATGTTCGTCAACATCCCGGGCGGCAACGAGAAGGCCATTCAGTTGATTCCGGTGGGCGACATCGGCCACAAGGACGAGTTCGAGAAGATCAAGAACATCACCCGCGCCGACGTGATCGCCGCCTGGCGGATGAACCCGGCGCTGGCCGGCATCATGCCGGAGAACGCCGGGGGCTTCGGCGACATCGAGAAGATCGACCGGGTCTACAGCCGGAACGAGATCCGGCCGATCGCGCAGTTGTTCCTGCAGCTCAACACGGCGCTGCGCGTGGATCGGCGGATCGGCTGGCGGGACCCGGCAGCGGCCGCCGGGTAGCGAAAGCTTGGCGTAAACGATAAGCCTGATGTTCACAAGGAAATACTGGCTTTTTGCCCACGAAAAACCGCGAAACGGTAAAATAGCCATTGAATTTCAAGGCATTGGAGGGGCTTATGCGGGTTTACTGCACGGCATGCGGGGGCAAGGCACGGATAGGGTCGCGGGAAGAGGTTTCGCCACTGTTCACCAAGCTGTATTGCGGTTGCCTGGACGTCAATTGCGGGCACACCTTCGTGCTGAACCTCAGCTTCTCTCACTCGCTGCGCCCGGCTGCACAGACGGTCGATCAGTTGCTATTCGACCGCCTACGCGAGCTGCCCCTCGCCCAGCAGCGCGAGCTGTTCGATCAATTGAGTGCTCTGCCGTAGTCGATGCCCCCTGGTTCGATGGAATGGTCATCCGTGAAAACTTAGTATCAGTATTGTGGCATGTGGCCACTGCAGGCTGAGGAAGTCAGATGTACCAGTACAAGATGGTTCAGGTTCCCCCGAACATTGAAGTGAAGGCAAACAAACACCAAGGCAATGAGGCTGCCCTGTACCTGGAGAGCATTGCCAATCGGTACGCCGAGGAAGGCTGGGAGTTTTACCGTGTGGATTCGGTGGGTGTTCAGGTCCAGGTTGGTTGTTTCGATGCCCTGATGGGCAAGAGGGCCAGTGTAAATACCTACTATGTCATTACCTTCCGCAAGCCCAGATGATCTCGAAGCTGCTCCTGGCATTGATCCATCTGTACCAGAGAGTTGCCCCACAGCGTTTACGCGGGGCTTGCCGTTTCGAACCCAGTTGCTCCAACTATGCCTCTCTGGCCATTCGGAAGCATGGTCCGTGGAAAGGCATGCGGATGGCATTGCACCGCATCCATCGCTGCCGGATTCCAAACGGCGGTGAGGATTATCCATAAGGTCCCATGGCCCCGCGTCGCGGGGCCATTTCCACCTACCAGCGCTTGATCCGCATCCCCTGATTCAGGGCCTCCCCGCTGCGCTGGTGCAGCGTGCGCACGAAGTCCCGCGACACCTCTAGGTGATGCCGCATGCCCTGCACCTCCAGGTAGCAGGCCTCGACGTCGTAGCCGGCGCGCTTCAGCTCGGCCAGCACCGAGAGGGTGGGCGAGCGCTGGTCGAAGAACATGTCGGCGGTGATGAACATGCTGCCCGGATCGAGGTGGTAGCGGGCATACAGCGGATTGCCGCCCAGCCAGCGCGAGACCGGGTAGTCGAGATCCAGCGCGGGAGCGAGCCGGGGCCGGCGGGGTTTGCGCGGGTTCACCGCCTTGCCCCGCTGCCAGTAGGCGGCCAGCACGCCGAAGCATTCGCGCTGGTACTGGATCAGCCGCTCGCGAATCTCGGGTTTGACGCGGGAGGCATCCACGCCGAACAGCCAGCCGTTGAGGTAGTCGAGGGGGAGGCAGACGAACTCCTGTATCCCACTGGTAGAGGGTGTTCGTATGACACGAATACCCTCTTTCAGAACTTCGTGGCGCTTGATGCGCTCGTACTGACCGTTCCAAGCGAGTCCTATGGCTTCGCAGACGGGTTTCATCGCGACGAAGCGCTCGCCGGAGTCGGTGGTGATGACGGTGAGATCGTGACCTTGAAAGCTGACGGTGCCGAGCTGGCTGTTGATGGTCGACAT